GAGATGTCGTTTGGAGAGTATGTTGACTTAGACACCTTCATTTCGGATTGGAAGAATATGCATAAGGCTATGGCTGTATTATTCAGGCCAATAGTATCCAAGAAAAACGACTTGTATCAAATAGAGGAATATGAGTCTGCTCTTAAGTACGCAGACTATATGAAGCACATGCCTGCCAATGTAGCATTAGGAGCTATGGTTTTTTTTTATCGTTTAGGGATGAAATTATCAAATCATATAACGGACTCTACGTTGAACGAGATGAATCTCAGCGAACGTACGCAAGTAGAGAAGATGTTTTTGGACAAAAATGGGGTTGGTATCAGTCAATTTACGCAGTCGCTAGAGGAGATGTCACAAAGTTTGACGAAGTTACCAGAGAGGGCGTTCATAAGTGTTTGACGTGGTTGATGTTTGAGAAAGAGAAAAACGAATTAGAAGAAAGAAGAATTAAAGAAATACAAAATAGAAAACGATGACAGGAGTATATGACATTGTAAGTAAGATTAAAACTACTCTTAGGGCGCACCCAATAGTAAACACCGTTACCTTTGGAGACATATCAGACATTGACCTCAACAAGACGACAATGTTTCCGCTCACGCATTTTCTATTGCAAGACACGACGATACTAAGCAACACTATACAGATGACTGTTAGCTTGTTGTTCTTGGATATTGTAAGTCATACCAATGATTTTAATGAAGATGACTTAGGCGATAGGCAAACAGGAGACAATTTAGTAGATGTGTATAATACGCAACTACAAATTGCGAATGAACTCATATCTGAATTAAGGAGAGGTGATTTGTTCGATGATAGGTTTCAGTTGGTAGGCGACCCTATTTGTAGTCCATTTGAGGACAGGTTTGAGCATCAGCTCGCAGGATGGTCTGTAGATGTAACCATTAACATCCCTAACAACATTTCGGTATGTTAGAAAACCAAATCAAGACCATATTAAACCGTTATGGAGCAAAGATTGTAACGCAGCTACAGAAAAGGCTGTCAGACGACCAATCTAGTGCTACAGGAAGGGCAATAAAGAGTTTGGGTTATGAGGTTAAGGAGGTTCAAAAAAGAACTAAATTAAATGTTAGGGGTAAGAAATACATTTTCGTGATAGACTCCGGTAGAGCTTCAGGTAAAAAGCCGCCTCCAATTAATAAAATAAAAAGATGGATTAACGCTAAAGGCATTAAGCCATACAAGAAGAAGTTCAAGAGCAAAAACCTTGCATTCGCCATATCAAAGTCTATTGGCAAAAAAGGTACTTCTTGGTGGGCAGGAAGAAAAGGAGTTGGTACAGGTTTGCTAAGGTTCGTCATAGATAAAAACAAACAACCTTTATCTAATGAATTGTTAGAGGTTCTAGCAGCAGATATAGAAAGACAAATAAAAGAAACACAAAAAGATGTCAACTAAAATTAGAGTAAGAAGCCCTTACTATTTAAGATACTCAGATTCAAACTTTCATTATGTGGAGGTGGATATAGCGGTATTTCAAGGAGTTCAATCAGGAACTCCTGCTAACCAATATACGCTTAAAAAATATGAGATAGGGAGCAATAATTATGCAGTCATAGAAATATCTGAATTAGTAAAAGACTTTCTTGATGATTGGACTGAATTTGATGGCAATTATACAGTAGGCAATAATCAACCAAATTGGGTTAGAGTAAATCATAGACTATATAATTCATCAGACACAATAATAGGGTCAGAAACAACAACATACTACTTAGCATTTGATGGATATTCTTATTTTGAAGATGGTATTAACCACTTAATAAGTGACACGCAGTATTTTTTTACTGATGCTCCTAAACTAAGAAAGCCTGATGGTGAAAGTATTACTGTTGCTATAAACGCAGAAGCAGCAGATTTAGGTGGTGTTACAACAACTGCTGCTTTTTGGAATAATGGCAGTAAAGTAGCTTCAACTGAAGTAACAATATCCACAGCAGGTTCTCCAACTGTCTCATTAAACACAGCTAGTAAAGTTAACTTTGTATCTAGTGGTGCAAACGATGTAGATGAGCTTAGGATATACAGGGATGATGGCATCAATGACCCTGTTCTACTTACAGACCCTCCTCTTGCTGTAATAACACAAGAGTGTAGTAAGTACGACCCTATTAAATTAACCTTTATAAACAAGTATGGAGTGTTACAAGACTTGTTCTTTTTCTCTAAATCAATTAGCAACTTGAAGGTGGAAAGCGAAGAGTTCAAGGCTTCAAACTTAACACTAAGTACAAGCCCTCCTTCTTACGACACTTACAAGCATCAATACTCAACTTTTGACAAGCAAGGAAAAGAAAGTATGATTTTAAACTCAGGTTTAGTTGGAGAAGAATACAACGAGCCAATGAGGCAGTTAATGTTAAGTGAAAAGGTTTGGATGACTAAAGATAGTACAGTATATCCTATAAAAGTAAAATCATCAAACTTTGTAGAAAAGACTTCATTAAACAACAAGTCTTTTAATTATACGATAGAATTAGAATACGCATTTGACAAAGTTCAAAACATAAGGTAGTGCAAATAATACAACTATACATAGGTAACGAAAGAGTTGACTTATTTAAAGACGAGTCGGTTGAAATGACCCAAAGCATCAAGGATGTAAGGGACATAGGAAAGGTTTTTACAGACTTTACTAAGAGATTCACTGTCCCTGCATCTCCCAATAATAATAAAATATTTAAACACTACTACAATTATGACATTGTAATATCAGCTACATCAGGCTTTGATGCTAGAAAAAAACAATCTGCCTCTATTGAATTAAACCACTTGCCTTTTAAGAAAGGCAAGATAAAATTAGACGCGATAGAGCTTAGGGATAACAAACCTCATTCTTACAAACTTACTTTCTTTGGAAATACGATACAGCTAAAAGACCTTCTTGGAGAAGACAAATTAAGCGACGTGCAGCAGTTGAATGCTATAGAGTCTGTTTCTAGGACTTATAATGCAGATATGATTTATTCAAATCTAACAAGAAACTCTAACTCACAAAACATAAACTTTATTGTTCCATTAATTACCCACACCCAAAGATTATTTTTTGATTCAGCAGATACTGTTCCGGATAGAGGTAATATGTTTGATGGAACGGTAGATACAGGTGTTGAGTTTAATAATTTGAAGCCTGCCGTAAGGATTTATAGTATTATAAAGAAAATAGAAGAGAAGTACGGAATCACATTTTCAGATGATTTCTTTAACACTTCTAACGAGTCTTTCTTTAGACTCTTTATGTGGCTTCACAGAAAGAAAGGTTCTGTAGAGAGTAGTGATGCAACGCAGAAATATGAGAATGTAGTAACAGGTCTTGGTTTAGGGCCAGATGAGACAGGAGATATTATCGGTTATGGTGAAACGATAGATGTTAGTCAAAATGCAGTAGATAAATTACTAAACTCTTATGTTAATTTAGTTGTTCAATCGGGAAACACAAATGAATATAATTTAAGAATATACAGAGACAATCAAGTTATTTATAGTGAGAATGATATTGTAGGAAATAAGCAAGTTCAATATATAAATTGGAGCGGCGGCTTTCAATCTGGGGTTTATAAAATCGTAGTTGAGGTTGCTGAAGGAGTTACTATAAATTTTGATTCTGTAGAGTTTTTCTATTCTAACACAGATAGTCCTTCACTTGAGGATAGTTTTGAGACTACAGTGTTTTCAGCTAAATCAGAAATTCAGTTTCTAATCGCAGAACAAATACCAGAGATGAAAGTAATAGACTTTTTATCTGGATTGTTCAAGATGTTTAATCTTGTTGCTTACGTAGAGGATGACGACACTACAATTATTGTAAAGACATTGGATGATTATTATGATGTTAGTTATTCTGGAACAACACCAAACAATATTGAAACATTTGATATATCAAAATATGTAAACATAGAAAAATCCTCCGTGTCGCCATCTTTACCTTTTAAAGAAATACACTTCAAGTATAAAGACACAGGAACAATACTTGCTCAAAATCACAACCAATTCTTTAACGAGGAATGGGGTGAGGCAGAGTATGATGGTGCAGACAATTTAAATTCTAATCAAGTAAATAAGAATATATACGGAGGTATATACAAGGTGGAGCTCCCTTTTCATCACATGAAATATGAGCGGTTAATTAATAACGCAAACAAAAAACCTACAGATATTCAATATGGATTTTTTGTGGATGACAATTTAGATTCTTATTTCGGAAAGCCATTATTATTCTATCCTGTAAGAAACATATTAACCACATTTGTGTCCTCTGGCCCAAGCGCAGGAGGTTCAGGCCCAATGCCTGTTGTAATGTCTTTTAATAACGATGGAACTTATGATGTAATTGATAATATTCTTGTTGGAGTTGGCGTAAACATGCCCTCTAATACGCTTAACTTTGATTCATCTCCTACCGATTTAGATAGCATACATTTTGATTCTTTCCCTAGCGAATATACAGGTATAGAATACACAGATTCCTTGTTTGAGAAGTATTACAAGAATTACATCAAAGACGTCTTTGAGCCTATTAATAGGATGACTAAAGTAACGGCGCACTTGCCTCCTAGAATTACATCTAAGATTAAGATGAATGACAGGCTTATTATAAACGACAGGCAGTACAGGATAAACAAGCTAAAAAGCAATCT